GCGCTGCGTATTCCTTCGGGGTCAGTCCGTTTTTGTCTGTGTCGGGTTGCTTTGCGTCAAGAGTCATAAGCTTTTCGACGCCGACGCTGGAGTTCTTCGGGCCTGTCGAGCCGTCGCGCTTTAGCTTGTAGACATGCGCCTCAACAAAGTTGCCGCTGTAAATGATAAAGTTGTGGATTTTATACTGACCGGGCCATTCCTGGACCTGTACCGTTTGACCTGTCTGCCATTGTTGGTATTGGTTGGCGTATTGCATGGTCTGTCCCCTTCCTGCCGGGTTATGCCGCCCGGCTCGGCTGTTGGCTTATCGGTATGATTCGGCAATTTCCTTCGCTACGGTTTCGGCCCTGTAGTTGCGGTAGCTCTGCCAAGCTCCGCTAGTGGGTGACCACCGGAAGCCATTCTTCTTCAGGCGGTCCCTTGTGGCCGCATCCGGCTTGCCGGGGAATATTATCTGTAGCCGCTGCGCTTCGAGGTTGTCAACAATCTTGATCCCGTTTATCTCTGTTTCAATCTGCGGGGTGACTTCCGCGACTGCCGCCAGTTTCTCAAGGCGGGCGATCCGGTCCTTGATTCCCTTTATCCTGCCGTTGCTGTTTGTCAAGACATAAGCGGGAAGGGTGTCCTTGCCTTCTCTCCTGGCCTTCGCGTTATGGTCTTTATATCCCTGGTGTTCTTCGAGCGCCTTGGCAAGTTTCTCTTTTAGCTTTTCGATGGCGTCGGCGTCGTCGGACTTGATTATCCGGTCGCCGTCAACAATCGCGCTGATTTTAGAGTCAATGTCCTTGATATCGTCGTATTCGGCCCACAGTTTACCTTCACGGCTGAGATACTTTTCGTGCTTCCGCATGTTGTAGCCGGAGGGACCGGAGATCATCACGCTTACATGCCCTGCGCCGTTGGCGTTGTATTTGTTGGTCCATTCGGCATACTTGACCTTGTAGCGGCTGAGTAGGCTGTCAAGGCGGGACTGTGCTTCCGGTGATACCTTTGCTTTGGCCTTCTCAATCTTTGCGGTGGCCTCGGCTATGACTGCATTATATTCTGCCGTGGCGCTCCCCGGTTTGTAGTCGCTGAAACTCATGTTTTCCTTGGCTCTGCGGGCTAATGTCTCGTTAATCATTTGTTGATTCCTCCCGTAGTTTTCTCAGATGATTTTCCACTGCCGTATCCTTGCCTTTTGTGCTTGTAGTAGTTATCCCGTCGCTTTGTACAACACAAAGGTTATTTACGCCGCCCTTGTAGTTTTCGTACCAGATATACATTTTCATTTCCTCCCCAAGTTTGATTTTTTCGGGAGGCTCCGGTATAATTGACTAGAGCCTCCGGGCTTCGGGCCGTGGTCGCCTGTCGAGTTGTGAGGACTAGCAGGCGGCGGCGGTCTATTTAGTTGTCTACTGCTCCAAAGAGCCTATATAATGTGACCATTTCGGCGTCCATGTCGTCAATCTCATCGCTGTCTATGGTATCGTTGCCGTAGCCGTGTTGTCCTAGCCACTCCATACCATCGTAAACATTGTAGGTGTCCGCAGCTTCTTGCGCCGCTTCTTGCGTGTCCCACCAGTAATAATTACAGATGCCGTCATTGATAATGTAAGCGTCGTAACTCTCACTGTACTCGCCTATGGTGTAGCGGTCGCCGTCCTTAATAACTTTGTAATTTTTCATCCCTATTCCACCTTTCCGCCCGTTCGCCCGGGCCAGGCTTGAGTTTATTCTTTGTCGGGGCTCGCTTTCTGGTAGTTTCCTCCGTATATTGCGTACAGGTAACTGTCAATCGCTTTCCTGACATGTTCCGCTACGCTTTCGCGAGTCTCAAAGGATGCCTTGCGGAGTGCCTCGTCTTGCTCTGGAGTTATTTGGATATTTAATCGAATCATTTTAAACCTCCCTGTTTTTATTTGTGGGACTATTTAATCAAACCCCTTTTATGCGCTTCCTGTGCCGTTAGCTTTAGCACGTTATCGCCCCAGTTCCTCCAGTTGGTAACGTCTTTCTTGTGGGGCTTCAGAATCTCTAAGAGTGTCGCGTCAGACTGTCGGGCTGTGATGGCCAAGAAGCGGTTTTTCATTTCAGCAATCCCCTTTCGTTTGTGGTGTGATTACATCATAACACCATGACATTATGCTGTCAAGCCTTTTCTCAAATGTTTTTTCATCCCCGCAGAGCCGCGCCGCTGTAGGGCTGAGAGCAAAGCCCCGCTATTTCTGCGAGGCTTTTTTAAAAAGTTTTTGGCGAATATATTCGGGTATCGTGACGCGCTTTTCAAATGCGATCCTGCGAAGTATTTCATATTCTTCTTCTGTGACGCGCAGGTAATGGGCTTGGTGCGGTTCATGGTGTGGCCTCCTTTTATTTAATACATGCACTCACACGGAGTTAGATCTTCATCCTGGCAGCAATCAAAAAGTGTCCCTTAGTGTTTGCAAGGGCTGCGAGGCATTTAACGCCAGGCCGGCAGAAAAATAAAAGGAAAATAATATTGTGGCGGTTAAAAATGCGGAATCGGCGTTATATAATGTAGTAATAATAATTTCCGCTGACATGGAGGTGGAGAGCGTGTGGAGATGGCTTGCAGATTGGGTTGCTACGATAGAGATATATTTAAACCCGTCACTCATGCGCGACATTGCCGAGGCTGACGAGAGTATCAAGCGGGGCGAGACTGTCAGAGCGTATCCGCGAGTGTAAAACAGCTTCTTTTTTTAAGCGAGGCACCCAGCTCCCACCAGGGCGCAAGGGTAGCCAGAAGCGGGATGTATCATTATCAATAGGCGTCAGTGGCCGAGTGGATGAAGGCGTGTGACTGTAGATCACAACCTGAAAGGGCGCGGTGGTTCAAATCCATCCTGGCGCACCAAATGTAATTAGATGGAGGCTGGAGGCATGGCAAAGACTGCCCGCGAGATGGTACAAGAGATAGGCCGCCGGCTCAGAGAGCAGGAGGACAAAATAAAACAGGGCGTGTGTCCGGTGTGTGGCGGTAAGATTGGCTGCACCAGGGAAGAGGGCCAATATCGCCACGTTTATTGTACTGAGGAGGGCTGTGATTTTGATGATAACGAATTGTAGGAGGTGGCAAGCGATTGATAACACTTAAATTAGATGAGGAGTTATTGGCAAAATATCGGGCAGCGGACAAATATCCGCTGGGGATAAAATATGTAAGTGTTGGAGGCAGCAAACCTGTAGAGGTGCCAATAGGAGGGCAAGCCGGGCAGGTACTTATATTAGATACGACGCAAAAACCAATGCGGCCAAGATGGGTATGGCCGGAGGAAGCAGGAGGTGGAATCTGTGAGGATAGAGACCTGGGACGGTCAGCCGGTGACTGATGTGACCGTCGTTGAGACGATAGAGAGGATCACCGCAGGCGTGGAGGAGCGGCCAACGGTTGTTATATTGCCGCCAGACATGACCGGAGATGAATTGATTCGCTACATTTCCAAAAGGATGGAAATGTCAATCGAAGAGCAAATAAAGGATGTTTATGGTGTGGAGGTGGATCCGGGTGAGTATGTCGCCAAGCCTAGACTGGAGCAGGATGACAGAGACAGAGCGCAAGGCGGTAGAGCGGATGTATATTAACTCGTATCGCGCACCGGATATGCAAGGGTTTAAAAAGTACATAGAGGGCGAATGGGTAGGTGATAGAGATGGGAGCAGGGAGACCGACGCTAACGGTTAAACAGGAAAAGTATGCTCAGGCTCTTTTTAAAGGGATGAGTCAAAGGGAAGCATATAAAGAAGCATACGACTGTCAGAATATGACAGATAAGTGTATAGATGAGGAAGCTTGCGTATTGGCGGCAAACCCAAAGGTGTCCCAAAGGCTAGATGAGCTTACGGACGAGCTGAAATACCGGAATATGGCTACAAAAGAGAAGGTATTGGCTGAGTTAGCACGAATAGCGTTTGATGATATAGGTAATTATCTCTCATATAAGACGGTTAAAACTGTTGTTGGTCATGACAAGCACACCGGAGAGCCGATTATTGACTACAAGACAGTGATTGAGTTAAAAGACAGCGAGGAGATCGACACTAGGAATATAGCAGAGGTACAGCAAGGGCCAAATGGTACGTTTAAATTTAAGCAATATTGCAAAGATAACGCCTTAGTCCAACTCGGCAAACATTTAGGGATGTTTGTGGAAAAGATTGATCTAAACGCTACCGGTCCTCTCCAAGTCACATTCACCAGGCCGGAGGAGTAAGCCGGCAACATTATGTCAACTAGCTCAAGCCGCATGGGATAAGGGGAAAATGGGGCTTTGTTCCCATAATAGTGACTATGTAAACTAGCCCTAACCCTAGAACCCGCGTCATTGCTGGGTTTGCCATTAAAAGGTAATTATTGCTTACTGTAATTGGTAATTCTAATAGATGGAATCAACATATAGTACCGCACATATGTACTAAGCAGGACAAATCAAGGCAGTGGTACTCAAAGCAAGCATATTGCAGAGCATCAGGGCTCAGTATAGCACAGGATAAGCATAGCAGGCCGTAAAGCCTGCTTTTTTATGTGTAAGCGGCAAGGTGGCAGCCTGGGAGCCTGGCGGCAAGCGGGACGCTGGACCCCCACCCCCCCCCGGCACATTCGGGGCGGCGGTGCTATATGTATGCCTCCCCTCACAAAATTTTTTACAATATCAGAGGACTTTGCCTTATTTCCAATAAAAGGATATTAGGAGGTACAACATGAAAGCCAAGATAGTGCTTAAATCAGGCAGATTTCTTATCTGGAGTATTGGCAAAGAAAGCATAGAAAAGCTAGAGTTAGCCGTCAATGTAGGTAGCGGCTTATTAACTGGAGAACGAAACGATAGCGATTATCTTGTTAATGTGAGCAATATCGACTACATCAAGATAATGGACAAATAATCCTTTTGGATGGTGGTGGAATAGGTAGACACTTACGGAGAATCTTGTCGATGGTTCGATACAACGCGCCGAGGTATGTGGTTCAATTCCACACAAGGTTCATGCCAGGTGCAAATCCTGGCCCATCCGAAACTTACTTTTGACCATGCAGAGTTGCAAAGATAATACATTCATTGCAACTTTACGTGGCTGATTTTTTGTATCCATTGCGGCTGTAGGCTTTAGGGGCATTTTTCTATTCCGATTTTGCCCCATTTTTCGCTTCTAAAACCATAGCAAAATCGGAAAAATTCTGGGGGTAATTTTGGCAAGGGCAGATAGCAAGAAAGAAAGGATGATAGTTATGATAGTAAAGTACGAAAGTAATGGCATATGGGCATTCATCGACAATGTAAGGCAGATCGCGGCGGCAGATCTTGACGCCAGCGGGCTAATAGAAAAATACGACGAAGAGCAGCCGGAAAATGACTCCGGAGATCATTGTTGTTATCTCAACGGGAAAAGGCTTAACGATGATGTTGTTGCATCGAATAAAGCCTTTCAGATGGCCTGTGATGCTATGCGCGATCAGTTTGATAGTGTTTCATATGGAAACTGCCACATGGAAAACCTACTGGATGGTAATAAGGTGCTGGAAAATTTCCCAGCGGCGGCGATATTGATTTATCTCAACGACCACAAAGAGTACGACACTCTTGTATTAGTTACAAACCAGAAGTGTTTCCTGATGAACGACAAAGGTCAGACAATAGAAAGATTAGTTTAAATCCAGCCCGCCCTTGCCGATTAATTATAAGAGGTGGTTTATGTGCTTGAGAAGGAAACCAGAATCGTAAATAAGGATACCGGAGAGGTGTTAAAGAAGAACGTCTACCCCATAGCCCCCATGTTTGACGAAGAGAAGGGGTACCTGTTCTGGCCGCGCAAGTCGTTTATGAAGTCATTCCTTGACATAGACTTCCCGAAGGAGATGTCTTACAAGGAGTTAGGTCAGATGACCGCGCTTGCAAAGAAGATGTGTCCCAAAACTAATATGCTCGGGTATCGTGGCAATGGAGGCACAAGGCCGTATAACGTTGATAAGATAGGGGCTGTGGTTGGTCTGAAGCCGTCACAGTCTTATTCGTTTGTGAAGAAGATGATCCGGCTTGGGGTGATGGCCGAAATAAAAATTAAAACCAACGGCGGGTCGGAGATCCAGTATTACGTCAATCCGATGTATTACTTTAGCGGCAACAGGATTAACCTGAACCTGTACCTGCTATTCCATAAGCAGCTTGACGAACATATACCTGACTATGCAAAGCAGGAGTATCGGAAGCAACAGGGGTATGCGCGTGGTTGGGGCTCAAAATAAAACCGGAAGAACCGGAAGGAGATGGTCGTAGTGGATAACCGCGAGATTGACGCGGCGGTGGCGGAGCATGTCATGGGGTGGAGTACGCATTCGCACAGTCCTACACTGTGGTTTACTGGTAGTGGGAGTAGGGTTAAAAGCAATTTTAGCCCATCCACCGACATAGTATCGGCGTGGCCAGTGGCAGAAAAACTAAAACAATGTGTCCGTAACGACCTTCATAGAAAATTAGGGGTTGCGTCATTCGTCTTTTTTGCATACCCGGATGGCGGGTGGTACGCTAATTTCTCTGGCTTTAAAGGTGCGTCAGCGTATGCAGAAACCGCCCCTCTCGCTATCTGCCTCGCGGCACTCAAAGCCAAGGGGGTGCAGGTAGATGAATAAATATATCTCCTGCGGCTCCCCTTGCCTCCATGACTTATGTACAGCCTGCCTTGCCGGTATAAAAAAGGAACGGCCCAGCCTGGAACGCGATGAAGAACTTGCCGATATGCGGGCTACGGTAAAGAAGTTGACACTAGAGCGGGATATGGCGATTGCACAGGCTGAGAGGGGTTGGATTGTGTCTCATTTGGGCAGTATTATGGTTTGCCCTCCTGGACCGTGCCCATGGAATCACCACGACAAGAGTTCCATGAGAGAATGCACCAAACATTGGGGTGATTATCTTAATGACAAGTTGCCGTTGTTACTGAGCAAGTTTACGGTGGCATAAAACAACTTGCTTGCCGGAAATTTAGTTTGGGGGGTCCCTATGCTTAACTCCTACGATAAGAAAATGCTGCGGATATACCTCAACAAACTGTCCGACAGTTTCTGCCTCTTTAAGTGGAACATCTGGCAAGCCCTTAACCGCAGACTACTCGTCACCTACCCGCTTATTGATGAGTGCGCCAGGTGCCGTGATTGCGGGCGAAACGTACATGACTTCCACATTCCGGATCAGTTATGGCTTGACGCGATCGGTTCCGAGGGGGGAGTTTGGTGCTATGACTGCTTCTGCAATAGGGCCGATGAGAAGTTAGGTTTTGGCTGGAGGATGGAACTTGTTGAAAAGTGGTATGGAGGGTCAACAGGAGGAGGCATGACTTATCGACGCCAAGCACAAAGACTTGTGCGACAACTGCACAACTGACCTTTGGTGCAAAACGCCAGGATGCCCAAAGGTCAACGATGGGTTTGCTGGTTATCGGGCAATAGGTTTGAGTTGCGAGGAGTCAAAAGTATTCCCTGAATCCGCTAATGGTTTCGGCATCCACGCCCACCACAAGCGCCACGGTCGCAAGAACCCCTACACCGAAATAGGCATTAGCCGCCTACCCTGCTTCAGGTGCGGCAAGCCTTCGTCCCACCAGTGGCAAATTTGCGCTGACGGCAGGCTTTATCGTCCCATCTGCCGAGAGTGCGACATTGCTTTAAACGAGATGGTACTAAGGTGGATGGGGTTTGCTGATTGGGAAGAGAAGCTTAGAGAGTATACTGAGACAATGAAAGGGGAGAACCCATGTTTATCACCGTTACCGCAGAAGCGGAAGGAGTAGAGAAAATATCCACTATAATTGATACCGACAACATCTTTATAAATAGCACTGGAGGATTTAAGTTGACGGATCGGATGCTTGATATGTCCCTGCTCGGAGGCATTGGCAAGTCACTCAAACTTCTACTCAAGTCTGTTCTGCGAGAAGCTGGCCTAAAAGCCTCAGGTGGTGGATGGATGCTCCATTGGTACGAATGTGACAAAGCCTGGATCGGGGTGGCCGGTAAGTACCGCAAACTTATCCATATGGCGGTTACAGATTCTTTAATGGATGACCATTTTCCGCATGTTCACAGTAAGCCGAGGCTAATAGATGTGATGTGTTTTGCCGATAGCAACGGTATCCCCTACAAGCTGTCTACCGTGAAACCGGAGGTGGAAACATGCTTCAAAATATCACCGTAGAGATGCTTGCAGAACTAACCCCTGCCGAGCAGCAGAGGCTTAGAGATTGGTGGAAGCCGCAAGAATTCGACGTTATTTTGGCAAGTAAATACGGCAAGGCGTATCCTGTAGTCGATCTAATAGATGCAAAGGGATTGATTGGCTATATCGGAGATGGGTGGTGCGACAATGATTATTGCACAAAGCAAGAGTGCCTTCCTTGCCTCAGTATCGGCCAGTGTATCCAACTCCTGTCAGACTACGAACCATATAAAAGCAATCATATAATAATATACGTTTTTCCAGAAACTAAACTGGCGTATGCCTTTGATAGCGATACGTCCCTACAAAACTGGGCGTATTCCGGTTCTGGCAATGAGCCTATCCGCGCCCTCTGGGATGCGGTCAAGGCTTGCTTGAAGGAGGCCACGGCAGAGGCAAAGCAAGTTGATTATGGGTTGGAGTGGGTTAAGTTTAAAATCGGCCAAGGAAATCTGTAAAGACAAGGAGGATTATTGATGCAAGAGCTACACGCAACATCAGAACTGGAAATAATCCAAGCGCCGCCAACCAATATCTTATGCATCCACGGAGAAGGTGGAGAACCAATTGTAACAATTAAACCTAATGGCACGGTTGAATTTGGTGAAGGCTACACGCCGACCGAAGCGGCCCGTATATTCTGGGAGGCGCTGGCGTGGGCCATGCCGGAATCTGTGAGGGCGAAGGAGGTTCCCACTAATGTGTAAAACCTGCACCCACGGCAAGGCTGATGTCTGTAAACACAAGGGTGACTACGAAGCGGCAAAGGCGGCACTACAGCAGCCACGGGACGTTACCTTTGAGGCTGTGCTTCGGTGCAAGAAGTATGCCGTCGATCAGTGGGGTGGTGACGTGATTATACCGTCCAGGGACTTGCCGGACGCAGGGGCTCTGCTGGCATACGGACCTAACCCAGGGGTACTTGACCGATACTATAAAGCCCACTGCTAAAATGCGACCACATGCCCAACCTAACCAGTTAACAGAAAGAAGTGATTCTATGACCGAGGAGGCGGGGAAAATAGCTACAGCCGAAGCAATATTCAAGTATCCATTATGTCAGTTTATTCTTGATAATAGTAACCTGAATGAAGAAGCGGCGGAGATAATGGCAGGTGAAATTATATCCGAAGTGCAGGGAAAATGCACAAATGATTCCCTAAAGTACTCGGCGTTAAAAAGATTGCAATGCTTCCCAACCTCAGAAGAACGCCAGGTTATCGCCAGCCTGCGAAGAATAGGCTGGGGAGAAGTTACCGTGAAAGTGAAGGACGGGAAGATAGTCCTGGTGAGCGAGAATAAGACGATAAAGGTAGGTTAGCCGAATCGGAGAACGATAGGAGATGGTTGGATGCTTCATCGCATAACGCCGGAGATGTTGGCAGAATTAACAGATGAGCAGAAGGAAAGGTTGCGGGAGTGGTGGCAGCAACATATGAGAGACGGAGACTGGTTCTACGGAACATACGGCGGCAACGGCAGCGAGGTTGCCGTATGGATATTGAGCCCCTACAAGACCGACAACGGCATATATGGCGCAAGTCTCCATGAATATGGCGCTGAACCAGACTCAAATGCGCTTCCACTTTTCAACACCGGACAGATGATTGAATTTATATATAGCAACACGTCAGGGTTTAAGTCTATAGTAGGAACCGGGCAATATTGCGTACATCCGGAAGAATACTGCAAAGAACTGTGGAGATCGGTTAAAAATGTTATACGGTATCATTTAAGCGATAATTAACTACAAAATTATATAATCAGCCACGAGAGAGAATCCGGGCTGGGTAGGGACGAGCGCATACGGTGCGTTGGTTCTTGCTCAGCCCTATTTTTATTTTTAGAAGGGATGCAAGCATGGCTAAAGCAAAATCAAAACGACCCGTAAAACTTGACGTACCATGGGAACCCCAGCCACGGCAGCTAACCTTCCTCCGTGCCTGCGGCCTGTCCTGGCCGTTTGAGGGGGGTGAACCATCACCTCCAGTTGCAACTGTCATAGGCTATGGCGGCAGCGCCGGAGGTGGTTGAGTAAGTCCGATGCCCTTTTAGGCGTTGCTATTGTAGCTGGGCTGTATTTCCCCGGCATAAACATCGGCTACTTCCGGCGCGAATACCCGCAGCTAGAAGGACCCGGCGGCGCGATCATGCGAAGTCAGGAACTAATGTCTGCCTGGTCAGACTGGAACGGCACACAGCGGCGCTGGACGATGCCGACAGGTTCTATTTTGCAGTTTTGCCATTGCAAGAACGAAGAAGATGTTTTCAATTATATGTCCCAGCAATTTGACATTATTTTACTTGACGAAGGAACGCAGTTTACCAGGTTCATTTACCGTTACCTTTTAAGCCGTAACCGTTCCACGAAGAATGGCATAGTGCCGTTTATGGCTATAGCAACCAACCCCGGCAATGTAGGTCACGCTTATTTTAAAGCTGAATTCGTTGATTGCGGGGCTCCCGAACAGGTTCATTCCGTCGAGGTGGAGGAGCGAGTTTTCGAGGATCATATTTTTATCCCGGCCTTCCTTGCCGACAACGAGATCCTTGAAAAGCGCGATCCAATGTACCGCAAGAAACTTGAATCTCAGCCAGAAATTTACCGGAAGCAACTTTTAGAAGGTGATTGGGATTCGTTCGCTGGACAATATTTCCCAGAGTTCAACCGGAAAATACACACCTGTCCACCCTTCGACATCCCGAAATGGTGGAAACGCTTCCGCAGCCTGGACTATGGCCTTGACATGACCGCCTGCTACTGGTGGGCCACGTCCACGGACGGCAAATGCTTCATCACAAGGGAATTGCACCAACCAGGGCTGAGGCTGTCAGCGGCGGCGCAGAAGATTGTCTCCATGACGCCGAGGAACGAAGAGATAGCTTATACCGAAGCCTCCCCCGACTTGTGGAATCGCCGTCAGGAAACCGGCACGTCAGGCAGGGAGCTAATGGCCCGTGAGGGCTTATATCTGACCAAGGCAAGGCATGACCGAATAGCCGGATGGCGCACCCTCCGAGAATACCTCGCACCTTATGAGGACGAAATGGGGGTGATGACAGCCCGATTGCAGATATTCGATCATTGTACCAACCTGATACGATGCCTCCCGCAACTGCTCCACGATGAGCATAACCCGGAGGACGCGGCGGAAAGACCGCACAATATCACGCACGGGCCTTAGCCTGAAAGCATTAGGTACGGAATAATGTCAAGACCTTCCAGAAGTGTAGATGACAGCCTAAAGTTTACCGAGGGCATGAGCGAGGCGGCAAAGAAGGGCGTCGTCGTGAATTTGGAGTTTGAGAGGAAATACAGGGAAGAACTGGCACAGCACAGGGTTAAGTGGTAAAAACTTATTTCAATTCAGAGAGGATGATATTTATCTCACCGTCAACAGAAAAGGAATTTTGTATTTGCGAAACGAGAAAGCACCAAGAACTTGTAAGATATTTTTTAAGGAAAGCTGTATCTGATTTGCTTCAAAGGGCAGAGGGGCACGATCAATCTAAGTTAGAAAAGTATGAACTTGACGGATTTGTTGAGTATACCCCAAAACTTCGCGGCACTACCTACGGATCTGATGAATATAAGATATATCTTCAAGAGATGAAGCCATTTCTTGATCATCATTACCAAGAGAACCGACATCACCCGGAACATTTTAAGGACGGTATTAACGGGATGAATCTAATTGATATTCTTGAGATGTTCTGCGATTGGCTGGCCGCGACGAAGCGACATGCCGACGGTGACATTATTAAGAGTATCGAAATCAATAAGGGAAGGTTTAGCTACGGCTATACCCTTGCCGAGATATTTAAAAACACGGCAGAATGCTTGAAGTGAAATAACGGCAAATGTGGTTTTGTTGGGCGGTGATCTCATGGCAATATGGAACGGAATCAAAAACGGAGTTAAGAGTGTGGTGAAAAAGGTGGCCGACAAGCGAAAATCTTTGAAGCAGGAGCAAAAGGACGACGACCTGCTGACGTTTTGGAAAAAGCAACTTGAAGCAGACCGTCGCGCCAAAAAGCCCTGGGACGCCTGGTTCGATAAGTGGGAAGGTATTTATAATGCCAGCAGGGACTTCGACAACCTATCAGACAACGCTATGGTGCGGGACGACAAGACACCCCGGACCATTGTTAATTTCCCCCGGATGATCGTCGAAAGCCAGATTGACACGTCGGTCCCGGACCCTGACTTTAAGGCCGTGGCCCCGGATGACGAACCGGCAATAGTGGCGTTGAAAAACTACTGCATGTATGTGGTGAGATCGGCCAACCCTTCGCTGAACGAAATAAACCTTGAGAACGAGCGCCGAACTATGAAGTTCGGTATTAGTTTTATCAAGGTACACTGGAACAACGCCATTAAAAAAGCAGGGTTCGTCGGTGACATTGAGTTGTCCAACCCGCACCCGAAGGACATTATCCCGAACCACGGCGCTAAGTCAATGGATGACATGGAGCATTACCACCACGTCACCAACCGCCACGTCAAATACTTTTTGAGGAAATGGCCGCACCTCACCCAGGAGGAAATAGAGGATAAGGCCATTCTCTATAAGGAATTTGACGAAATGATCGACACCCAACGGATCACCGTGTCGGACCAGGAATCCGGAGACAAGGACGCTGGCCTGAACAAGTATACTTTAATAGAAACAACCTACCGCGACGAAGAAGGGGATATATGCAAACTCTGGTGGTCGGGCGACCTTCTGATTAAACACATCCCGAAATTCTTCTACCGCCGCGATGAAAAGGGCAACCCAATTGAAAAGGAAACGCTAGAAGAAGATTTAGAAGTTCGCGCCGGCATTGACCGCAAGACCGGCGAACCGATAATGAAGACCATCCCCAAGGGCACGGAGGTTGAGTATTACATCCCTAAAAGCTGGGACTTAATCGCCATACCATTCATCCCCCGCGACAAATCGTTCTGGCCGGTGAGCATCATGGAGGATGTTCACGACCTGAACGAGAGCATCAAGAAGATACTATATACAATAGAAGAAGGATACCTTCGCGGCAGACGCAAGATCATCTGCCAGGACGATGAAACCAAGCAAAAAATCTCCGACCCGTTCTCCGAGATCATCGTTGTTAGAGACGCGCAGAACGTGAAAGCCATTGAACTCGGCCCAGGATCTGACGGCCTGCAACTGATGGAAACGATGAAAGGGTATCTCCAGTTGATTACCGGCGCGAGTAACGCCGCCCTTGGGACCAGGACGCCTGGATCAACCTCCGGCAAGCAGGAGCAGATTTACGTCGAGCAGTCAGCGTTGAAGATCAGCCTCAAAGGAGCATACAAGGCCAATTCCTTTAAGCAGCTTTACCGGGTGATCGCTGACTTCGCAATGGCATTCTGCGACGACGACAGACCGTTTAGACTGGCGGGCGACCGCGAACAGGAGATTTACGGCAACTACAACCGCCTGCACATGCTGAAAGACCTGAACGGGAATATCGTATTCCCGGACCTTGACATCGAGGTAACGGCTGAACCCGCCTTCATGAAGGCGAAGGGTGAGATATTTAACAACATCGTTCTTCTGGCAGGGCAGGGCAGATTTAAGGCTGATCCGTCTAACCTGTTCTTGCTGAAGGTGCTGGATAAGTTAGGCTTCCCCCACCTTAAAGACATGATCGCCGAGATGAGCGCAGAGATTGAGGCAATAAAGAAAGCGCCACCTCAACAGCCGCAGGCCATGCCGCAAGGTGGACCGGAGGCGGCACCGGAAGGGCAGGTGTTGCCACAGGCACAAGCACAGGCGCAGCCACAGCAGTCGCCGCAGCTTGACTCGGCGATAGTAGAGGCGCTAAAGCAGAACCCACAACTACAGGAGGCTTTACTGAAGCTGCCAGAGGATGCGAAGGCGGCTTTTTTATCGGCTACTCCAGAGCAGCAGGCGCAAATGCTAGTTCAGTTAAAGCAGACTATCCAGCAACCGCAACAGCAGCAGCAACAACAAATGTAAAGGGGTGATGATGATGGAAAAGAAAAACGTAGTTAAAACCGGAAAAACGAATCTCAGCAAGTCCGTGGTCAACAAGGGGCACAGCGGCGAAGAGGCCAAAATCAAGGTTGTCGGCAAAAAATGTTAAGCAACGAAGAAACGAAAGGGTGGTTTATCTGTTATCAATAGTTAAGCATGAGCCGAATGTTAATTGAGACACTTTCTGCATTAAGAACGAAGGCAATAGCCTCCTGTATATGGTTAACGTTAAAATTCTCGGACGTTCAAATTATGCCCATATCAAAAAGGGCATGTTTGACATGATTAATTTGCGTGGACCGTTTACAATACCGCCAGGAGAAACGGCGGCTTATAAATCAAACAGGGTTATCGCTAATTATCCGGTGACGTTGACCATCGGATTTAACGAAAGGATGAAACCCACGGAGCTTTATTGGCAAAAGCGAAGTGCCGACGGCTATAAAAGCGAGATCGGCCCAACGGCGCTGAACATCATTAGAAAATTGGCGCTGGTAAAAAGAATCTTTAAGTTAAATCTAAGACACGGCAATTTGTGGCCTTTTAAAAGAGAGTTCTTTAAAGGCGAGACCCCGGAAGTCAACGCTTGAGGAGGGTGAACGAACAATGAAATGCCCATCATGCGGCCACAACCTGCGAATCGGCAAAACGTATATGACATTCGTAAACGACGACACGCCGCGAACTCCCACCGAAGCCTACACGAACCTGCCGATGATATGCATTAATTCTAGGTGCAGACTGTTCGGCGGCGACAGGGAGACGGGCGAAACTGATTTAAGCAACCCGAAGCATATAGTGCAGACGGTCACAAATCGGATGAATGGTTAGGGGGTGAACACCATAGACCCCGCAATGTTTTTAGCCTGGAACTCGCCGGAAGAGAAGGAACAATATAGGGCTTATGTGGACGCATTGAGGGGTGCAAACCCGATGACAGGTCCACAGGTTCCTGAATTAGTGGATGCCATGAGTGCAAAGTATAATATTGAATTTAACCCTGTGGATTCAAATTACTACCGAACAGGCCAAACCGGCGATATGGCTCGTGACTACTTATGGAATGTTATAGATAGGTATGATGCCACACCACCGTTGGTTAGAGGCAATAATCCAATAACTACTATACCATTTAATAATCAGTATGGCGGACAGTATGCCCCCGAGACAGGCAGGGTGGAAGTAGCCCCGCCGGAGGGGTATGATCTGCAACTATTTCCAGAAGCACCAGCTCGCAACCTACAGCACGAGTTGATGCATGCAAGGACATGGGAAGGTGATGTGCCGTGGGATCAACTGGCGCCATTTATAGAGGATACTTGGCCAGGGGCTACGCAGGGCGCAAATTCAATAACTGATGTAATGAGAAAATACCCAGATGCGAGGGAATGGCCCGGACAGAATGTTTCAGATAGTGGAACATCTACACCATACGGGTTTACAAATCCGTCTGAGGATTTAGCAGATTATCTGGGCGTAATGTCATACACGAGGGATCCACAAAATTTTCCCCGGCAGGACGATATGGATATGGCTAATAAATGGTGGCCGGAAGAGGGGCCAGATAAATATAAAATGGCATTAGAGATGTTGAGGCAGCTTGGGGTTAATGTGGAACAGGGGAGGTGATGCAAAGGTGGACCCTGCTATTCTACTCGCATGGAACAGTCCAGAGGAAAAGGCGCAATATCAGCAGTATGTTGATAATCTCAGGGGTAGTATCCCGAAGGGCGACCAGTACAACGCCCTAAAAGGTGCTATGTTCAACAAATACGGGGCTGGCTTTAACGTCAGCGACCCAACCGTATACAGCGAGGACGGTTTAGGCGACAGCGCTCGCAATGCGCTCTGGGACGTGGTGGACAGGTACGACGCAACGCCGGATCATCTCAGGGGGACCAACTCCATTAACGTGATCCCCTATAATGACAAGTTCGGCGGCAAGTATCACATCTACGATCCTGACGGCAAAATGATTGACATTGCCATGCCCTCGCCTGACTACAGCAACGCCAACGCCCAGCAGTGGCCTGCCAAACCACTATACCATGAACTGTCACACGCCAGGACTTACGAGCGTGACATACCCTGGGAGCAACAGAAGGCATTCATCGAAAGCGGCTGGCCAGGTGCTACGGCAGGCAGTAATTCGCTGCAGGAGATGGCGATCAACATGCCTTATACTCCAGCGAAGGAAGGCATCTCCACATCTCCCTACGGCAAGCGGAGCCCCTATGATGACTTAGCAGACTATTTGGGGATTATGTCCTACACGCAGAACCCGGAGAACAGTCCAAGCGTAGCCGACCTCAACATGGCGAATGACTGGTTTCAGGAGGACGACCCGCGAAGGTATCAAATGGCACTGGATATGTTGAAGAAGTTACAGCAAGGCAAGGAGGCGCAGATAAATGGCCCGTAAATGCAAAGGTAAAGGCGGTAAGAAATAATGGCAAAAAAGGCGATAAACTTCAAATCAAAGCAGGCAGAACAGAACTGGATTAAAGCCGCACACTCCATCCCGAGCAAGTCTCATCCGGGGAAGAGTGTGGCCGAGGCATCCCCTGGCAATACGCCCCTGAAGGTGAAGGGGAAGCCGGTTAAGGTTAGCCATGAGAAGGGCGGGAGAAAGTGAAGTTTAAAATAGTGCCGAAGCCAGAGCCTTGCGAAGAAGAAAAGTCTATCCGCTGCCCTGATTGTGGTACGCAAATTGGGAAGCGCCGCAAGGATCACATCGAACTGCTCTGCAAGCACAGGTCGCACGGGAAAACCTGCAATACGCTGGTGAGGGTGGAAATTTGAACGCCGAGAGGAGCGTCGGAGATGGAATTAACAGATGAAGAAATTAATATTGTCAGGCAATGGTACAATGCCGTATATGACTTAAATCGTGAATACTTAAACCCCAGCGACGTCATATTGTACGTTAAAATCGTTAATCATTTAGATAAATAGCGAACGCCGGAAGGAGCGTCTATGTTATTAAATATCAAGGTTCTTGCGAGTTGTGCGGACGGAGAAAAGGATTTAATCTGCCCAATATGCGGCAAGTATAATTTTACTTATGACCAACACACATTCCCACAAGAAGGAATTAATTGCGTATATTGCCGAGCGTTAATAATGGTAGACCATAACTAAATAGCCAACCCTTTGAGGCTCTACTGAAGCCCGTTCTCCTTGTTGGAGGGCGGGCTTTATTTTTTTACTCCAACACTACTGAAAGGAGGTGTATCAACGATGGCAAAGAATCTGCCGAAGGCCATGCCCTGTTCCGGGACGTTTGTCTATGACAACGGCACCGGCAAAAAGCAAGCTGATGTCACGAAAGTCATTAAGGGCGGGGACCTGAGATCGAAGAAGGGTCAAAACAATGGCCGCTAACAACTGAATACGCAAGGAGCAGGAAGCGGCAAGCCTGCTCCTTTTTGTTTTGCCTGACACGCCGGAAAGCGACGGCGACATATCCCTGGCGAGGGCAAACGCGAGGAGGTAACACATGTTTATATTCGATCCTTCCCGATTAAAGGGTACTTACATTGACGACGGCGGTTCTGTCAGCGGAGCCGGTGTATCCGGTTCAGACGGTGGGGGCGCGTCCACCACAGATCCCGTCGATTCAAATATATCGGTAGGCGAAGGGCAGGAGAAGTTTACCGGAAGGGCACCGGACACCGACGACGGTGGTTCTGCACAACCCGCGCAGGAGAAACAAAAGCCAGCCCAGACGCCAGAGCAAGATAAGGCGTTCGCTGAACTACGTAGGCGGACCGAGGCTGCGGAGCGCAAACTTCAGCAGTACAACCAGACGGTCCAACAGCACTTCGGCCAAACTCATGGACTAAACGACCTGGACTCCTACTTCAACGCTGTGGGCAATTCGCTTCAACAGCAGCAACAAGCAAGGCAGCAACAGGTGGACCAGTACCGCACCGGCAGAGAAGCCGAGCTTGAAAAGGCTGGCTACGACCTAAAGGCAATCCGCGAGATCATGCGGACAGACCCGGCCTTTGTGCAGATGAACCAGGAGAATCAGGCGCTCAAACGCCAGGTTGCCTCTGACCAGCAGCAGCGCCAGCAGGCCGCCCGAGCGCAAGGCATCATGTCCGACCATAAGAAGCTGAAGGACAGATACGGCGACCTCGTACCGGCACTGGACGCTATGGACGAAGGGACCATAAGCCTGATGCGCCAGGGGATACCGCTACGGGCCGCGTGGCTACAGGCGAATGAGGACGCGATCCTCGAACACGCCAAGACTACCACGAAGGCCAAGACCCTGCGGGACGTGGGGAGTAAGAACCACCTTGACACTGAGAAGGGTGGCGGCGGGGAGTTTGAGGCGCAGATCGACATATCGGACGAAAAGTTGAAGGTTTACAAATCGCTTTTCCCCGGCAAGAAAATGGCTGACTACAAGAAAATGGAAAGCAAATACAAGGCGGCGGCTAAAAAGTAGGCCGCTTTTTAATTTGCAAAAAGGAGTGTGAAAAAGAAGATGACCCTTAAAATCGTTGGCAATATCAACGGAAACTACCACGGGAAAATCGTGTCGGACATCTACATGACCGATGCGGAGGCTTGTGTCGCCGGGACCGCCTATAAGCTAAGTTCGCAGAGGTGGACCGAGGCAGTGGGCACGGATCGTATTTATGGCATCGGCATTAAGGCGGTCACGTTGGGGACTGACGTCTTTGGCGTGGTTGAACTGGTGAAAGACGGTGACATCATCGAGGCCGACTACACCGGGACGCCCAACGCGGCGTTTATTGTGGGCTGCGAATCGGCAACGCTGGGGGACGCGACCGGGCTGACAGTAGACTCTACGGACGTTACCAGCGGGTGCCTTGTGATTCTGGAGAAGGACACGACCAACACGAAGATAAGGTGCATAGCCACCAAGAACTTCGTGCAGGCCAGTTAGGAGGCGGGATAGATGGGAGTATTAGTACAAAGCAGCGGCAACTTTCAAAAAATGGTCGGACTTTATGAAAACCCTTTGCTCGAATATTGGGTAGATAAATATGCCGACTCGATCAAGGACAGCATGATTCCGCTCCTGTTCTCGAAGGAGCAATCCGACAACCCGACCGAGGCTATCAGCGAAATGGTTGGGGCTATCGACTTCACGCAGTGGAACGGTGAATTTACGTATGCTGACGCCAAGGAAGGAAATTCCAAAGTCTGGACGCCTCTCGTGTGGCAAAGTGGCAAAGCCTATGACAGGTTCCTGTTGTCCAACGCCAAACTGATGAACATGAAGGACGACTTCTCCAAGTTCGCCATCGGCGCGGCCCGTACCCGTGAAGCTGTTGCGGCTGGCATTTTCTCTAATGCCGACCAAACGAGTTTTAGCGTAAATGGTGTAAGTTTAGCTTACACTTTAACTGCTAATAGCGTCGCCCTGGCCTCGAACTCTCAGACCAGCGCAAACTACAGCACCAGCCAAGACAACCTTGAGGTTCTGGAGTTGAACGAAACCAACCTGGAGACGGTTTGTCAGAAGATGTTTGACGCCAAGGATGAGGACGGCAAAGACGCGAATCTCCAGCCTGACACCCTGATCGTGCCGACCGCGCTACGCAAAACAGCACTAGAACTAATCGGCGGCGAAGGCAAGGTTGATACTGCCGACAATAACCCTAACATCTACTATGGCAGCATGAAAGTTATTGTCTGGAAGCAGTTCCGTAAACAGACCGGCAAAACCGGGAATCCGTGGGTCGTCGTTGACAGCCAAATGGCAAAAGATTCCATGAAGTGGATAAACAGATTAGAGTCAGGTGACGACTACGAAATCATATCGTGGAAGAACGAAGAGACTCAGACCTGGAAGGTTGGCGCTATCATGTGGTTCAGCGCAGGGGCCTACGATTGGCGCCCCTTTCAGTTCTCGATACCGGCTTAAATTTAGAAACCCGAACGATTGACAAAACACAGACGGGCATGGTATAATTAGTTAAACATATATCATGCCCGGAGGTGTTATAATGAAAGGTAATTGCTTGAATTGTGGAAAGGAAACCGAAATAGTAGGGGCTATGAAATATTGTAGTCCTAAATGCAAAAAGGATGCGAAAAGAAAAAGAGAGAATAAATCTCTTGATGGAACAAGAACATGTCCATGTTGTGGCATATCTTTTATGCCAGATAGTAATAGGCAAGTGTTCCATAGCAAAGAATGCTGGAAAGAAGCAAATCTCCAAAAGTTAAAAGATAAAAGCTATCGCGGGGCAATGAGGCATCACGACAAAGTTAAGTTTGGTGGAAATCGTGAGTTAGCTCTGATTCGCGATGGCTATAAATGCACAAAATGCGGCTCAACCGAAGATATTGGCGTTCATCACATAGACAAGACGGGGAAGAAAGAAAACCCTAATCATGCACTAGAAAACTTAGTAACGCTGTGCAATCACTGCCACGCCTTAGAGCATAACGAAGATAGGAACGCCAAACGTAGAACAGCGTTTTTAACTACCTGCCAATATTGCGGGGGACTATTTAAAACAACGCCTTATCGTATTTCAATAGGGGCGGGTAAATATTGCAAAAAGGAATGTAAAGATGCTGGTATGGTTAAGCTTGATAGAGCCAGCGATCTTCGACCAGCCGACAAGCCCAATTGGTTCAAGGTAAATTGTGCAAATTGTGGCGTAGAATTCTCTGTGCCACCATACCGGCTAAAGCGCGGTAAAACTCTTTACTGTGGGAGAAAATGCAGAACAGAAGCGGAGAATAGGAAACGAGCCGGAAAATACAAAATAACCCATACCGAGAACATGGGTAAAGGGCGCTCAAGTGGCGCAAAGAAAAAACCTCCACTCGACCTAAGTACATTACCAGAGGTAGAATACTAAAAACCAAAACTCAACAACTGTCAATCTTTAAGACACCTTCGGGTGTCTTTTTAAATTCCAGGGGCCAACGCGCCCTATCCAAAAGGAGGGAATTGAACAATGAGCTACAACAGGCACTTCGGCTACAAGCACGTAACGCTTGGAGAGGACACCAAGGGCATGGACTTCAAAGCCTACGGCGACACTACGAGCAAGTACATCTTCTGGGATGCGTCGGCAGACACGTTTTACGTCGTCGGCACACTCAGCCTCACCGGAACATTCAACTCCGGTAACATTGCCCTTGTCGATGCCGAAACACTAACCTTCGGCACCGGCTCAGACGTCGTTATGCAGTGGGACGGTACCAACTTTTTAATTTCCGCTGCCGCTGATGAAAGCCTAATTGAGATCGGGGATAGCGCAAGTACGCAGAAGTCTTTTGACCTGAAGTGGTACGCGAACGAGGCAAGCGGGGCAAGTTATCTGTATTTTGACGCAAGCGAAAACTTGATCTATACCACCGGCGTTGACCTGCAATTCAAGGACAATGATGTGCTGGTGTTTGGTACAGGTTCTGGCGCTACCGGAGATATTGGTATCACCTACGATGCCAACAGCCTGAACATCACCCCAACAGCGGCCAGTGACGCGCTGGAAATAGGCGCGTCAGGCCATGCGCTTAATACAACCATCACCGGCACGTTGACCCTTGGCGCAGACGCAGCGGGGTATGACTTTACTCTGTACGGCGCGGTAGCGAGCTACAAAGTATGGTTTGATGCAAACGGCGATACCAACGGAGCGTTTTACTTCGGAGCCGATACAAAAGGTATCCTGGTCAACCTGTACGGTGATACCACGGGATGCGGCGTATTTTGGAATCCATCTACAGACACAAACGGCACCCTGGCGATAGGTGCTAGTGGAGGCAGCAAGGGCAATGACCTGATAGCCTATGGCACCACAAACGGGAAATACATGCAGTGGGATCAGTCCGCAGATACCTTGTCGCTTACGGGGCTTATGGCATTTTCGGGCACACAAGGCAAATGTATAAACTTTGCAAGCGTCACCCCATCGTTTACCGACGCGGATAATGCGTTCATCGCTATTGGCACATGGAATGATGCGCTTGTTATTACAAGCCAGACAGAGCATTTTGTGCCGATACAAGTACACCTGGAAAGCGCGTCAAGCATTGCTAAAGACATTGCTGCGGCAAGACTTAGGGTAAACACAAGCGCCGCAACAGCTAACACGCTGACTGCCGTTAATGTGCTGGAGATGCGCTCCAACCTGAAGGTAAATGTCGGCAGTCATGCCAACCTACAGTCAAGCACAGAGGTATCGGAGGATGTTACCTGCACGGGCGACCTGCTTGTTGGCTACTTCTCGCTGCAAGGTGACGGTAATATAACTTGCGGCAACCATGTAAACGTCCTGGAAGTAACGAACACCCATACTGGCACCGGCGTTGATCAAGTGGCGCATTTCACCCACAACAGCGTTTCAACAATTACCAACGTGATTAAAGCGGAGGTAATTGCAGCCGGGACCGTAACGAGCATAATCGATGCCACGAATACGGGCGGAACAGTCACAAACGGACTGCTCCTCAACGGAACCATAGCAACAGGTATATTGATGACCGGCGTACAGAAGATATTGATAGCCGGCACAAGCGGCACCAAACTCATCGACGATACCGCCAACGTTAAGTTCTATCAGCAATACACTGATTGCGGGGCATTGTCGGGAACATCGCAAGGCATGTATGTCCGGCATTATGTGACCGGCGCTGGTGGAAGCGGGCAAGCATTTAGAGCATACGGTACGGTAAGCGATATAGCTGCTGCAGATGCCAGGGGCGCTCATATCTCGCTTGATTTTGGCGCAACCGGCACGGTGACAGGATCAGGGCAAGCATTAACTACGACCCTGCATATTGCCGACCAGGCAACGCAAGGCGGCACCTTGTCAGCTATTACCGCTGAGATTTACGCAGACGGCGACACATCCGATCCTTCCGGTTCGGTATTGTCATGTATACGTTTTTCAAACGGCGGCGGAGCTGGAAAAGCAGACATAGACGATGATTGCGCCCTACTCCATATTGATACGGGCTTTACTGACGGTACGGGAAATATGATTTACACCCACAATCCCGGAAATACGTTCAGTGGTTCAATCAAGATAAGAATAGGCGGGGCGACTAAGTGGCTGTACTACGCAGATTCAGAATAAGTGCGGAGGGGTTTATCCCCTCCATTTTCTTTTAAACAATAAAGTCTTAAAAATAAAAGGGGGATTGCTTTATGGTTACTGTTAAGTTAGGCGAACTCAGGGGTATTGTTGAGAGTCTCAACGAGATTATGAAAGAAAAACTGCCGGTCAAAACGGCCTACTCTTTCGGCAAGCTGGCCCGCGCGGTTCAAAAAGAAATAGAGGTTTACGAGGAAGGCCGGCTTAAACTGATTGACCGCTACGTTAAAAGGGGCGACGACGGCAAGCCGGTCATTATTAACGGTAATTATGACATTGGCGACAAGGAAGGGTTCGGCAAGGAATTTTACGAGCTCGGCAGCATTGAGGCGCAGTTTGACTTTAAGCCTGTTTCCCTAGATGCCCTGGGCGATATTTCTGTCAGCCCTGTAGCGATAAACGGACTTGATCGGTTTATAGAGGGTGATTAACCGTGATCGACCTAAAAGCAACCGACATGATCCAAAAGTCCGACAAACTCCTGTTCAATATATGGCAGGAGTTGATTGCTATCAGGGAGGCTTTAGCGGTCCCGGCACAACCGCAATCAGTGCCAAAACAAAATGCTGATAAAAAACCAAAAGTCACCTGTAAGCGGTGCGGTAAACAGTTTAATGGCCACGGCGAGTTTTTGAAACACGCTAGGGAGTGCAAGAAAAAGGAGGCGAAAAAGCAGCATGGCCTACCAAGTTAGACAAGTATTCCGTCAAATTGACTATATCATCCCAACATTCGCTACGCTGGCATGGTCCGGTTTTACCAACCAGCCGGACGGTGACGCAGTAGAGATTCTTTCCGACAGCGCCAGCGACACGGGGCTTCTGACCATATTTGGCACCAACAAGACGACCGGCGCGTTCGGCTATGAAACCGTAACGCTAACCGGAGTTACAGCCGTGACGACCACGGAGGATGATTGGGACGATATTATGGGCGTTTTCCTGGGCGACATTTACGGCAAAAACATAGAGGCGGCGGTCGGCACCATCACGCTCCGGGAGGCTTCCGGCAATGGCGCTATTACTACCTTATCGGC